GGCCCTCGTTGATCCAAACATTGCGCTGTCTTATAGAGGTATCCAACTGCAAGACCCGTTGGACCAATACAGCAAGGCGTCTGCGGCGCAGTTTAACGCGCTTAAGATGGATGAGATTATGCGAGAGCGCGACGCGTTGTCGCAGATTCAATCGTCAATTACAGCTAAAGGTGGGCCACCTGATTTAAGAGTTGCTGCTGAAGCAATGTTTAAGACGGGCAGACCTGAGTTTGTAAAGACAGCGATTTCTATATTTGAAAAGTTAGATAACCAAAAGAGATACGAAGACTACTTACGTCAGACAGAAGGTGCGCCTAGCCCTGCGCCCGCACCAACTCCAACCGCTGCACCTGTAAACGCGCTAGCGCCTTCAGCCGCTGCTGCTCCTACGCCAGCACCTGTAAACGCATTAGCCGCACCTGTTGCAACCTCTGCTCCTTTAATCTCAGATTTAGAGCGTCGTTACAAAATAGTGTCTGGTATTGATACACCTGAAGCTAAAGCGGAAGCGCGACTGTTGCTAAAACGAATTGATGATGCTATGGCGGCGCAACGTGCTGAAAACGCGTCGCCAGACGATATTCGTACGTTAAGACTACTTGGTTTACCTGTTACCGTAGAAAGTTTACGTCAACTTAACGAAGTTAAAAGAGCGCCTCAACAACCTGCCCCCTTAGTGCCTGTGCTACAAAACGGTAAACCTACACTTGTACCGCGTGAGCAAGCTGTGGGTCAAACACCGTTTTCGCCTGCGGCAGTACAAGTATTAGGTTTGGGGCCAGGAAGAGAGACAAAAGAGCAGCGCGTACCTCAGCCGCCTTCTGGTTATCGATTTACACCATCTGGTGATCTTGAACCTATACCAGGTGGTCCAGCAGCGCCAGGATTAGCACCAAAAGATATTCAAAAACGTGAAGCAGTGTTTCCTCAAGCTACACAAGCAGTTAAAGGTTTTGAAACTAAATCTGATTTATTCATAAAAGACCTAGAGCGTCTTCGTGATGATCCTGGGTTAAACCAAATTACTGGCCCTATCTATGGCCGCACACCAAGCGTAAGCCCAGCAGGTAGTCGAGCACAGGCTTTGTACAACAAAATCTTTGCTAAAGGTGGTTTTCAAGCGCTGCAAGACATGCGCGAGGCGTCCAAAACAGGCGGCGCGTTAGGTAACGTGTCTAACGAAGAAGGTCGTCGTCTTGAAAGATCAATTGTTGGTGGCCTTGATAGAACACAAAACATTAAAGATGTTAAAAAAGGTATTGATGATTTAATTGACGAAATTCGTACTTCAAAGTCTCGTGTACGCGAAGCGTATGATTCAACTTACGAGTACCGAACACAGCAAGGTGCTGCGCCCGCGCAACCCGCGTCAACTGGCGGCTGGTCCGTCGTGAGGTAATCATGGCCGATCAAATCTATAAAGTACGCGACCCGCAAGGAAACATCCGAGAAATTAAAGGACCGGCTGGCGCTAGTGACGAAGAAGTCATCGCACAAGCGCAGCGTCTGTTCGCCGCACCCGCGCCTGCACCCACCGCGCCCGAACCACGTAGTGAGGGTATGCCAACCGCACCTCGCCAAGACATACCGTTTGGTCAACTTACCGCGCCGTTTATGGGTTTTAGTAGCGGTGTGGGTAATGTCATGTTTGGTGGACAAGAATTACTTGGCCGAGGTTTGCAAGCCATAGGAGCGCAAGAAACCGGCGCGGCGTTAGCAGCAGACGCGGCTAGACGTCGAGCACAAGAACAAGCAAAAATCCAACCTTACAAAGAACAATTCCCTATCGCAACGGGTGCAGGTGAGTTTGCGGGTGAAGTAATTTCTACACTTCCTGTGGGCGGTGCAATCGCAGCGCCTGTACGTGCGGCTGGAGCGGGTCGTTTAGCGCAAGCAATACGTACTGGAGGTCTATCTACGGGTGCAGCTCCAGCTACTACGTTAGGTGGCAGGCTTGCTGACCTAGGCACACGAGTTAGTGGAGGCGCGATAACAGGCGGCGCAACTGCGGGGCTTATCAATCCAGATGAAATAGAAACTGGCGCAGCGATGGGCGGTGCCGTAGCGGCAGCAGCGCCTCCAATCATTAAAGGGTTAAGTCGAGTTGCGGGAAAGGCTACGGATGTAGGTAATTTACCAAACCAGTTAGCCGCTCGTATGGTTAGGGAATCTTTAAATTCTCCTGAACAAGTCGCTGCTGTACGCGCTGCACTGCAACAAGCGCAACAGCAAGGTTTAGATTTAACAGCTCAACAAGCCATAGCCCGTAACGGGCTTATCGTGCCTGGATTACAAGCAACGATTGAAAAAGCAATTAAACAAACAGGACTTGTTGATACGAGGCTTGCCAAAGAAACAGCGCAAGAAGCCACACGTTTAACAACCATAAAAAACATGACGCCTGATTTGCAAGCGTCCATCAATATACGCGCCGCGTCAGCAAAACCTTTTTATGAGGCAGCAGATAAGGCAGTTTTACCGATTGATAGTGATCTAGCTAGTGTTATTTCTCGGATGCCAGAAGGCACGTTAGCGGCTGCGGCTAACATCGCTAAGATGGAAGGTAGGCCTTTCATCATGGGTAAAACTACCCCACCTAAAATAGTTGAAACTGGCGTACTAGATGCGGCGGGCAATCCTGTCACTAAAGAAATACCAGGTAAAACAGCCGAGATTACTGGCGAATCACTGCATTACATTAAACGGGCGTTATCCGATATTGCGTACGGTCCTACATCTACAACGGGCGCGGGTAGAGATACACAGTTAGCCGCTCGGAAACTGCTAGGTGATTACGTCAAAGTCTTTGAGACTAAAGTACCAGAGTATGGTGAAGCAAGACGCATTTATTCCGATTTATCAGCGCCAGTGAACCAAGCGCAAGTGCTTAAAGAGATGGCGTCTGTGTTGGAAAAACCAGGCGGCGGTGAGCGTATTGGGCCTTTCTTAAATGTGCTTGGGCGCGGAGAGCAAGCCATGCTTAAACGCGCTGGTGGTCGAGGTGGCCCTCGCTTTGAAGCGCTTGATGAAGTATTGACGCCAGAACAAATGTCTACTGTTCGAGAAGTAGCCCGACAACTTGAAACGCAAACGGCGCTTAAATCGCAAATTACCGAAGCCCAACAAAGAGCGTCTGATCTTATTAAAGACGAACTACCCAACTACAGAATACCTAACATCTTTAACGTATGGGCTACTAGCGCCAATAAAATATTAGCCACATTAGGTCTTAAAATTGGTGATGAATCTATCAAAAAGATAGCTGAAGCATCCATGTCAGCTAAATCCTTTGATGAGTTATTGAATACGCTGCCTGGTGAAGAAAGGTCTAAAGTTCTTAAGGCTATTAGTGACCCTAGCACGTGGGGTAAAACTGGCGCTACAATCATGAAAAGCGCTACAGTAGCAACAACTCCTCCGGTAAGTTTAGATGTAAGCGGAACAGCAGAAAGCATGTCTCCGGCTGAAAGACGGTTGGCTGAGCAAGTAAGAATGGAGCAGCGCAACATGCTTAACCCTAACCAATCAAACCAAAACAATTTGATGAGATAGTTATGGAGCAAGAAGTGGAAACGCGTTTATCCGTTCACGAGGCTGTCTGCGCCGAACGTTATAAGTCTATTGAGCAATCATTCAGCCGCGTTGAAGAGCGATTTGACGACGGTTCGCAAAAGATGAAAAAACTTGAGTACCTCATGTACGCCGTCATGATCGCCGTGCTCCTCGGCCCTGGCGCTGCTGCCATTTTTTTTAAGAAACTTTTAGGTGTTTGATCTTCTCTCAGGTGGTCTTTTAGGTTCTATATTCGGCGGCTTGTTCAGGCTTGCGCCGGAAGTGCTGAAATTCTTAGATAAAAAGAACGAACGCGCTCACGAACTTAATATGTTTCAGCTTCAGACCGACCTTGAGAAAATGCGCGGTGAATTTCGTGTGGAGGAAAAGTATGTTGATTACTCTATACAGCAACTCGACACCATCAAAGAGGCGTTTAAAGATCAGGCTGAGACGGCTAAATCAGCGGGTTGGTTTGTGTCTTCTATCTCTGCCCTTGTCCGTCCTGGTATTACTTGGGCCTTGTTCTTTATGTACGCGACAGTTAAGGCGGCTGCGCTTTTTATCGCATTTGAGACAGGCGCGGATTGGAAAGAAGTTGTAATCACGGTCTGGGGTAAGGATGACTTCAGTATTTTTATGATGTGTCTGACATTTTGG